GGGAATAAAAGATATTGATAGAATTTTACCTCCACCGGCACCTAATGCGCCTAAAGATCCATCATTGGAACATATTGATGCATTGGCAGGAAAACCTTTTCAGGCATTTCCAGGCCAAGATCATAGAGCCCATGTTACATCGCACTTGAATTTCATGGCAACAAATCTGGTTAGAAATAATCCAACGGTGATGGCTGCATTACAAAAGAATATTTTAGAGCACATTAGTTTAATGGCAACCGAACAGGTTCAATTAGAATTTAGAGAACAGTTTATGCAAATACAACAAATGCAAAGACAGGCTGTAATGAATCCACAGATTCAGCAACAGCTACAGCAAATAACTCAAAAGATCGAAGCAAGAAAAGCACAGTTGATTGCAGAGATGACCGAAGAATTCATGAAGGAAGAAAAAACCATTACTTCACAATTCGATCATGATCCATTGTTAAAACTTAAATCCAGAGAAGTAGATTTAAGAGCTATGGAAAATGAACGTAAGAAACAGGAAATGCAGAAGAAGACCGAAATTGATCAGGCTAAATTAGTTCAAGGTCAGGATATTCATGAAGATAAGATTGATCAAAATGAGGAATTAGCAGAATTAAGGGCTGATACTTCATTAGAAAAACAAGAAATGGCGAATCAAAATAGGTTGCAGGTTGCTAGAATGAAACCGAGACCAAAGAGTAGATAATGCCATTATCGGAAAAAGGTACAAAAATTAAAAAAGCTATGACACAGCAGTATGGTTCTAAAAAAGGAGAACAAGTTTTCTATGCTTCTGCAAATAAAGGTGTTATAACAGGTGTTGAAAAGCGAAAAAAAGGTGGTTTAGTTAAAGGATTTCCAAAATTAGCTAAAATATTATAGAAGGAGGACATTATGGCATGGAACTATAAAACAGGTGGCAAAGAGTTTAAGATTCCTGAACAAAAGAAGTCAGTTGATCCAAGATCAAAGACTAGTATCAGGGGTAAAAACTATATTGCTAAAGGCGACGAAAATTCTGTTCCAGCAAAGCAAAAAACACCATACAAAGTTAAGTGGTTCTAATATGTGGTTTAGTGCAATTAAATTAGCTCTTAACGCTGGAAGTCATATTTATAAAAAGCGTCAAGAGACAAAAATGGCTATGGCTGATGCACAACACATGCACGCTATTAAGATGGCCAAAGGTGAGGAAGCTTACCAGGGTAAACTTTTAGAGGCGCGGCAAAACGATTATAAAGATGAAGTTGTTTTGGCGATTCTTACATTGCCCATTCTGGTGCTTGCCTACGGGGTATGGTCAGATGATCCGACTGCGATGGAGAAGATAAAAGTGTTTTTTGAGCATTTCCATGCACTCCCAAGTTGGTTTACCAATCTTTGGATACTTGTGGTTGCGAGCATATTTGGTATAAAGGGAACACAAATTTTTAGAAACGGCAAAAATAAAAAATAGGAGGAAAATATGAGAAACGACTATGGAAATAGACCCAGAGCTAAAAAAGCTAAAGGCGGACGAACAGCTAAGCAATTTGGTGGTGGGTTAAATAGACCATTAGCTAGACCATTAGGTGGTGCTGGTGTTGGTGCACCTGTTAGACCACTTGGTTATAAGGGTGGCAAAAGCGTTAAGAAATAATGGTATTAAAAACTATACTTGGAGCTGTTCTTAAAGATAAGAAAGCTAAAGTAGCTGGAGCTATTAAAAAACTTATTAAGAAGCAAAAAGGTGGTGTAGAAGCTATTACTGGCTTTGTGCCTAATATTAGTAAAAAAGTTAAAGATACATTAAAAAAATAATGGCCAAGAAACAAGAATTAAAAGACAAGAAAGAAACAATTGAACCTGTCATTGTAAATGAAACTTATATTGGCAGTTATATTGATAGTGAATTAGGAGGCAAACACGTCTCTAATAAGAGTTATGAGAAATATTACGGAAAGATGATAAAGCCTACATGGAACTCGAAAACGTAATTTATAAATTACAAAGAGGTCTTCAAAATAGAATTAATCAGTTATCCCTGTCTATTACGACAAGTGGTGTTGACAATATGGAGACATATAAGTATATAATAGGTCAAATTCATGCACTGGAATCAGTGAAACAGGAACTCTCTAGCCTGCTTGAAAATAAGGAGCAAAATGAAGGAACAGTCGTCGACATCAGAAAACCCAAAACTTAGACCGGCTTTACAAGAAAAATACAAAGAAGAAACCGAAAAGCTCCCAAAACCAACAGGATGGAGAATTATTGTTTTGCCATTCAGAATGGATGAAAAAACAAAGGGAGGAATTTTAGTGGGACAAGACACGTTGGACAAACAACAAGTTGCGTCTCAGTGTGGTAATGTACTTGCAATGGGACCACAGTGTTATAAGGATAAAGAACGTTATCCTGATGGTCCGTGGTGCAAGAAGGGAGATTGGGTGATCTTTGCCCGTTATGCAGGATCACGCATACAAATAGAAGGTGGGGAAATCAGGTTGTTGAATGAGGATGAAATTTTGGCAACCGTCAAGAATCCAGAGGATATCTTGCATAAATTTTAATCATAGGAGGAAACTATGCCAGAAGAAAATAAGATAAAGAAAGAGGATCCGAAGGTGGATTTGGATACATCCGGCCCAGAGGTCGATGTAACTTTACCTGAAGACAAGACAGAAGTAGTCACGGAACAGGAACCAGTAAAGGAAGAAACAGTAAAAGAAGTAGCCAAGGAAGAAGTAAAAGAAGAACCAAAAAAAGAAGAAGATACTAAACTTGAGGACTACAGCAAAGGAGTTCAAGCAAGAATTGCCAAGTTGACTCGTAAGATGCGTGAAGCGGAACGAAGAGAAGCCGCTGCAACAGAATACGCTCAAGCTTTGGAATATCGAAGAACACAAGATCAGTCTCGATTTAAAAAAATGGATACTGACTATTGGACCAGATTTGAGAAGAACGTTAAAACTGGAATGGAATCGGCACAAAAAGAATTGGCCGCTGCCATTGAATCAGGAAACGCAGAAGCTCAAGTTGAAGCTAATAAACGGATTGCAACACTTGCATTTGAAAATGCAAAATTGGAACAATCCAAGGAAGCAAAAGAACAGGAAAAACCTGTTCAACTTTCCGACGGTGGAAAATTACCGAAACAAACTCCACAGGAACTTCCTCAACCCGATCCTCAAGCAGAGTCATGGGCGGCTAAAAATGAATGGTTTGGCAAAGATCGAGCCATGACTTTTACTGCTTTTGAACATCATCGAGAACTAGTTGAGCAAGAAGGATATGATCCTAAATCTAGTGACTATTATACGGAAATAGATAAAAGAATAAGAGTTGACTTTCCGCATAAATTTGCTAAAGGTGGAGATGTAGAGCAATCGTCCAAGACCACCAATCAGTTGGTCGCTTCAGCTCAAAGAAGCGTAAAGCCTGGACGCCAAACTGTGAGACTCACTTCTTCACAGGTAGCAATAGCTAAAAAATTAGGAGTGCCACTCGAAGAATATGCGAAACAATTAAAACTCACGAAGGAGGCAAGCATATGAAAAAAGACGATATAAAAGCTTCTCGTGCGAGTCAAACACGGTCAAAGACTGAACGACCAAAAGTGTGGACTCCACCATCATCTCTAGATGCACCCCCTGCACCTGATGGATTCAGGCACAGATGGATACGGTCAGAGAGCTTAGGGTTTCAGGACACTAAGAATATCTCTGGAAGATTAAGATCAGGTTATGAGTTAGTGAGAGCTGACGAATACCCAGATTCTGATTATCCGGTTGTCCATGATGGAAAATACAAGGGGATCATTGGAGTTGGCGGCCTATTGTTGGCTAGGATACCTGAAGAACTCGCGAAGCAAAGAACTGATTATTTTCAGCGTCAAACTGAAGGTCAGACTGAAGCGGTAGATAACGACTTACTGAGGGAACAACATAAGAGTATGCCTATCAATGTTGACAGGCAATCTCGTGTAACCTTCGGTGGTACAAAGAAAAGTTAATTTTTTAACTATTCTCGGGTTAATCCCTATCATCGATTTAAATTAACCGTTTACAGGTAAAACTGTAAACATAAGGAGTAAAACTATGGCTAACAGAAATAGCGCTGGTTTTGGTCTCATTCCTACAAGAGTGCTTGGGCAAACCCCAGCACCTGCAGGATTTGGTCAATACTGGATCGACGCTGGCGATGGTACCGCAATATATAACGGAGAAGCTGTTTACAGCGTAACGGGATCTATATTAGGTGCTCAAGGCTCAGCAACTACTGTAACGTTAGGTGTTTTGCAAGGTGTATTCTACAATGCGGCTACAACTATAAAGCCAACTTGGGTGAATTACTATGCAGGCAGTATTACTCCGGCTAACAGTGAAGATGTCAAAGCGTTTGTTTATGATAATCCTTTTCAAATATATAGATGTGGAACCGATGCAGCAGTAGCAACAACTATTGCTGGGGCTCACGAAAAAATATTTGAAACTTATGGATTCAATACCACTGCAGGAAGTACTGCAACTGGAAAATCATCTGCAACACTAGATATCGGATCAACACACGCAACAAATGATACATGGAAGTTCCTGGGTGTCGCTGAAGATCCTGAAAATGAGGATGTAACAGCAGCTTATTGCTCAGTAAATGTTATTCAGAACTTAAATGAAATCATTGATAGCGCGTAATAGGAGCATATAAACAATGGCAATATCAAGAGCACAGCTAGTCAAAGAACTAGAACCAGGTTTAAATGCACTATTTGGCCTGGAGTACAAACGGTATGAAAATCAGCACGCTGAAATTTATACTGTAGAATCTTCTGACAGAGCTTTCGAAGAGGAAGTTATGTTATCAGGATTCGCTAACGCAGAGGTAAAAGCAGAAGGATCAGGTGTTTCTTTCGACGAAGCACAAGAAACTTACACTGCTCGTTATACTCACGACACAATTGCTTTGGCATTTGCAATCACAGAAGAAGCTATCGAAGATAATCTCTACGATAGACTAGCTTCTAGATACACAAAAGCTTTAGCAAGATCTATGTCCAATGCTAAACAAGTAAAAGCTGCGGCACCTTTGAATAATGGTCTATCTTCGATAGCTACATTCAAAGCAGGTGACACAGTTTCTCTGTTTTCAACTAACCATACAACCGTTAGTGGAACAGCAGTTAAAAATACTTTAACTACGCAAGCAGACTTAAACGAAACATCATTAGAGCAGGGTCTAATCGACATTGCTGGAATGACTGACGAACGTGGATTGAGAGTAGCGGCTAGAGGGATGAAAATGATTGTTCCTTCAGCTAACCAGTTTGCAGCTGAGAGATTGTTAAAATCTCAAGGCAGAACTGGAACAGCAGATAATGATATCAATGCTGTCGTGTCTATGGGAATGATTCCTCAAGGATATAGAGTGAATAATTTCTTAACTGACACAGATAGTTGGTATATTGTTACTGATGTGCCTAACGGTATGAAAATGTTCCAAAGAGCAGCATTAAAAACTGCGATGGAAGGCGATTTCGATACTGGCAACGTTAGATACAAAGCTAGAGAAAGATACTCATTTGGAGTATCCGACTATAGAGGTATCTTCGGCGTTGAAGGTGCGTAATAACTAATTAAATGGGGCGGCCTTAAAATCGCCCCATTTTGAACATAAGGTGAGAATTATGAAAAATTTCCTAGTACAGATACGAGCTTATGGATACTATGCTAAATTTGAAATTTTAGCTGAAGATAACCCTCAATCTATAGAAAAATCAATCCTTGACAAGCTGGGACAAAAGACTGTAAAGTGGGAAAAAGATGGATTTAGTGATTCATTTAGGAACAAATGGATAACCTATGAGGAGGTTATAAATGACCGAAGACCTATACACTATGAAACGGTCCTTGGAACTCGAGTGGCAACAGGAACACCTGAAGGAGGGCAAGTATAATATTAATATGTCTTATATTGATAAAAGAATTCAGGAAATTGTTAAAGAGATTATTGCCAAAGAGTTTGAAGAAGCAACTCGTCTTGAACAAATTAAAGACGCCCAGGCCGAAGTTTCGATAGCCACTTAAGCGCTATCAAAAATCAACTTTTTACCACAGGATACCTTGCACTTTTTTTAAAAAAGGGCTATAGATTAATTACTATACAAATTAATTAGAACGTAGACGAGTATAGTCGACGGCCTAGAGACTACGTTCATAAACTAGGAGGATTAATTATGGCAAATACAACGTTTAAAGGTACAGTTAGAGCAGAATCTGGTCTAAAGGTATCTGCACAAACAGCAGGAACCGGAGCGTACACTGATTATTTTACAGTTAGCTCTGCTGGTGTAACAGTTATAACTGGTGCACTAAAAGCTAATGCTTCTCAAAACTGGTTGGGAATTAAAAAATTTCAATCTTTTGTAGGAACTTTGGCTTCAACAGATGCAGCAACTACCGCTTATGGAGATGGTGATGTTCTGTATGAATTAGGAACTTTAGACACAACAGTCCCTTCAGGACATGTTTCAGGTTCTAAATTCTTTTTTGATAAAGCATTAGTTGGTATTACCACAGCAGCAGGTCAAACACTTGTTGGTGGATTATCATTAAGTGCTACGTCAGGTACAGCAACTAATTCGGCTGTTTCATCTGGAACAGAAATTGTTGGTGCAGGAGTTACGACTTTTGAACCACAACTTAGTGCAACACAATCTATAACTGAAATAGATGTTAACTTTAATAATACAGCTGGAAATTATCACATTTTCACACCTTATGTGACAGCTGCTATTGCAAGTAAATATTTGTATGCTTTCAGTACAACTGCAGTTAATGCAGATATTACAGCTGGTAGATTTACAGTATTGTTAGAATACACAGTATACTAACAAATTAATTAACTTTAATAGAGCGGGGGCTTCGGCCCCTTCTCTCTAACAGGAGGAAAAATGGCAGACGCAGTAACAAGTCAAACATTATCTGATGGTGATAGAGTCACAGTAATAAAATTAACAAATCTTTCAGATGGTGGTGGAGAAAGTTCAGTAAAAAAAGTTGATGTTTCAGATTTGGCAACTTCATCAAGTAATGGTGCAACCCCTTCAAGAGTTAGCATAACTCAAATCTGGTATGATATTGGAGGAATGAGAGTTTCTTTAGAATGGGCTGCTACAACTAATGTTAATATTTTAACCTTAGGAGGAAGTGCAGCAGCAGGCAATGTTTCAGGACATATGGATTTTAGATCTTTTGGTGGAATTAAAAATACCGAAGCATCTGGTGTCGATGGAGATATTGACTTAACAACTTCAGGGCACACTAACTTAGACCATTATAGTATTATTTTAGAGCTGAAGAAAAAATATACATAGGAGGTAGCAAATGGCTAATACTACTTCTGGAACAGTCACTTTCGACAAGACTTTCGCCGTTGATGAAATTATAGATGAAGCTTATGAACGGATTGGTCTGCAATCTGTTAGTGGATTTCAATTAAAAACAGCAAGAAGAACTTTAAACATTCTTTTTCAAGAATGGGGCAATAGAGGTCTGCACTACTGGGAAGTAGGAGA